CTGGTTCGTTTGATGCTTCGTCCTCTGAAGGCGAGGATTCTGGAGTTGGAGAAGGCTCTGGGGAAGTTTCAGGAGTAGGCTCTGTAGTAGGTTCATCAGTAGGTTCTGTTGTTGGTTCTGGCGTTGTTTGTGGCATATTGGCTAGGGCGGTAGCAATAGCTGCTGCTACTCTTTGTTGCTCTTCAAACAACCAAGTTTCATTATATAAATCCCAAGCGTCTTCAATTGCATTATTTAAGTTAATAATAGACTGATCGTATGTAGACTGTGTAGTATTTTTTGCAGTTAGCTTATTTGATGTATCTGTAACTGCATTATTATATGCTGTTGTTTTAGTTGTCAAAGTTTGATTGTATGTAGTTAAAGTTGAGTTAGCAGAATTATATACAGATAGTTTATCATTATATACCGCCTGGGCCGATTGTTGTGTTGCTAATGCAGAATTATATGCATCAATTTGTTCTTGACTTGCTTGTGTGCCATGAGAAAATGTATTAAGATTACAACTAAAGTTTTGTCCCCACACCCTTGGATTTCCAGCATAGTCACAACCTGCACCAGTCCAGCCTCCAGGAATTGCCCATCCAAGATGGTAGGATCCTGGACCCCCACCGTTGTACCACCATATCTCTACACCTAAAGTCTTGTCTACGCTTACATCATATATTGGAGAATATGGACTCCATGTTGTTCCTTGTTCTACCCAGTTATCAACAGCAAGGTTTCCATCAACATACATTCTAAAACCATCATCTGTATATCCTGCAAATTTTGTTGTTGTAAACCAGGAAGGAACAGTTATTGTGCCAGTAAATTTAACAATAATATCTTCATAATATCCGCAAACTGGAAGTTGCATTGAACTTGAGTTCCATGTGCCAGTACATATAACAGAGCCAGGTACTGCTATATGCTGTCCATTAACATAGCCGTCTCTTAACAAGTGATAAACAGTATATTCAAGTCCTACTCCACCTTGTATATATGACTGTGCTGTAGATAGATTTATGTTTGCTATATCAAGGGCATCTTGAGCGTTATTCTTATTAGTTAGGGCTGTGGCTACTGTAACTGTTTGCCCATCTACTGCTGCCTGAGCTGTTGTTTTTTCAGAAAATGCTGTGTCTTCTGCAGTAACTGCTGCATCATATTGTTGATATGCAGTATCTCTTGCCGTTTTGGCGGCAACTGCTGCATCGTATTTGTCTTCTGCTATGTCTATTAAGGCTCTAGTATCGGCCTCTTCTGTAAGATTTGTTACCTTTTCGTTTAGTTCCGCTATCTCTTGAGCGGCAACTGAAAGTGGATCATCGCTATAAGCAGGTGTGAGAAATAGCCATCCAAACATTAAAATGAATGTTAATGATAATCTCCATGCTTTAGTCCTAGTCAACTATAACTCCTAAACAAACTGTTTGCTTGTTTAGTTAATTATATCATTGAACTATTTAGGATTGTCTGTTTTGTAAAAACCATTACCTTTAAACTGAATACCAAACCCACCGTAGTGTCTTTGTAGTCTTTTACCACATTCATTACACAGGTATATAGGTTCTGCAGAAGTTATTGATCTTTCTTTAGGAACAATACTGTTTGGAGAACATTCGCACTTATACTCGTAAATTGGCATTATTTCTCCAGCCTATGGTTAGACTCTGACATAGTCGATCTAGAAACTTTTATAAACTGAACATTTTTAGAAAGATCAGAAAGATTTACGACTCCCCCATAAGAACAGCCGCTACTAATTGAATTTTTTATATCTTTTATTGTATCCATGACGTTTCCTTTTAACATAACCTTTCCCTCTTCGCCTTCCGAATAAGGATTTTTAGTGCCCATCTTTATCTGTATTCCTTCTGAAGCTAAGCCTCTAAAAGCACCTGGAGCACCGTCACACTCTTTATGTCCAGCAAATAAAGATCCCATCATTACTGATCTTGCGCCTGCAACAAAAGCTTTTACAATATCTCCGTTATTATTTATTCCTCCGTCAGCAATTATTCCGTTTACCTTATCGTCTTTAACCTTTTCATATATTTCCATAACAGAAGAAAGTACTGGAAATCCAAAGCCAGTTTTAACTCTAGTCATGCAGGCTGCGCCTCCGCCTATTCCAACTCTAACTGAATCAGCTCCTGCTTCCATTAATGCTTTATAAGCATTATATGAAGAAACATTGCCAGATATTATATGGGTACTGTTAGGAACATTTTTTCTTAAATTTTTTACCGCATTAATAGCAACATCTGTATGGCCTAGTGCCGTGTCTATTAATATTACTTTAACATCTAAATCAACTAATCTTTTAACAAACTCTGAATTATTTGCCTGAAATAAATTTATAGAAAATCCCGATCCATTTATTAGCTCAGAATATTGTTTAAATTTTTGTTCTTCTTCTTGATGCCTTTGAACAAATCCTAATCCGCCTTCAGACTTTATTGCATTTATTATTTTTACACTACTAATGTATTCCATAGGAGCAACCATTATTGGAAACCCCAACGTCAACCAGGCCTCTGGGTTATTTGGGTTTCCTAATGTCATAGACAAATTGGCTATTGATCTAGTATTTACAATACTAAAATCTGCAGGACGTATTAATACATCGTCATAGCATAAAGCCTCTTGCATTATTTACCGCTCTTTTTTCTCTTTTCAGCCAAGGCGGCAAAATCTTTTACCTTAGTCTCTCCCATATATCCCCATGCATACCCGTCTTCAATCATTTGTTCGTTTACAGATTTTATATTTCCATCGAGGTATACCCAACCTAAAATTCTGCCGTACTTTTCTGAGCTGTCTGGCTTTTCTGTTTTTACTACAATATCTTTTGCATCTTTGAATTTAGATTTAAGATAATCTTTTGACTCAATCCCTAAAGTTTTTTCAAATTTATCTGTAGTTCTAGACTCTGGGGTATCAATCCCAGCTAATCTGAGTCTTTGTGAATAGGAGATGCTGAATCCTAAATCAATGTCAACATCAATAGTATCTCCATCCACTATCTTTGTTACTTGCTTTACTCTGTATTCAAACATAATTCTCCTTAATTTTGATGAGCAGTTTATAGTCATGCTCAGGACCATTCCAGTTATTTTAAGTCGCTGTCTCCCCCGACTATCCTGGGCAGCGATGCCCAAATCTGCGACTCCCCAGTGACGGGGTGCAGGTTTATATTATACTATTACTTGACCTTAATGGTCTTAGGCTTTTTCTCTTCTGGAAGAATGCGTTCAATACTAATTGTAAGCATTCCATCTTTTAGTTCCGCAGCCTTTACTTCCATATACTCACCAAGCGCCCACTCACGAGTAAATTTACGGGCAGCAATTCCACGGTGAATAAACTTCGAATCGTTATCCTCCGTCTTCAATTCTCCCTTTACTGTAAGCTTGCCGTCTGCTGTAGATACATCAATATCTGTTTTGCTAAATCCAGCGACTGCTAATTCAACAACAAAGTTGTCTTCGTCTACTTTGATTACGTTATATGGTGGATAATTAGTTGCACTTGATACTGTTTGAACATGATTCCATGTGTCAAGAGCCCTATCGAATCCAATAAAAAATGGGTCCTTAAAAAGGTCCCATGCAAAATGTGTTGTTACCATTTTATTCCTCCTTCAAGCGAATAAATTAATTTAGGATCCCTAATGGGCATCCTGCAATAATTATATCATAATTTGGAGCGGGTGACCAGAATCGAACTGGCACTGTCTGCTTGGAAGGCAGAAGCACTACCATTATGCAACACCCGCATGGCGCCTTTGGCAGGAGTCGAACCTGCGGCCAAGACCTTAGAAGAGTCCTGCTCTGTCCTCTGAGCTACAAAGGCCTAATTATTTGGAATATCTTTTTCATTGTAGGGGAACTCGATTAGACCCATTTTTTTAATTTCTTCTTTACCTTCTTCAGATATTTCAATTATTGCCTGAAGATCTTCATTGTAAGTAACATTTATTAAACCTTTTTCTAAAAGCTGAATTAATGTTTCATCAACGTGTTGTTGATGCGCCTCCCATAATTCAGGAGCAAGATCTTTACATTCTTCGGTCATGGAAAATATCATCTCTCCACTTTCGTCAACGCCTACAACTTCTATTGCCCCTATGGACAAATAATACTCTAGCTTATCTTCTTCCATTTTTCTCCTTGTACAACAGGTAGGACTTGAACCTACGATAACCGAATTATGAGTTCGGGGCCTTGACCAACTTGGCTACTGTTGCCAAGTGTCTATTGTAGCGTACCGTCTTCATTTTTGTCAATAGTTTCTTCTACTAATTGCTGTACATATTCCGAAAAATGTTTTCTTATGTTGCCTGAAGGTCTGTTGCCTAAAGATTTCCATAATCTTTTATATTCATTTATGTTTGCAAAAGTTGTAGGACAAACAGTTATTCCATTATATTCTTTTAAAACAGTTGGCAGCGGAACATGTTTTCCACAGCACTTGCATTCTTTAGCTTTTTCTTGATATGTACTCATAGTATTTTCATTCCGTCCATATATTCTTTTAAGTTCTCGGGCATCCTTGGGGCACGAATCATGTTATACCTATTTGTGTCTGGATCATCCTGATTAAAATCATCGTCATAGCTATAAGACTCATATGTGTGTATTGATATTTCATCGTTTAAGTTATGTCTTGTCATTCCGATTGCATTATAAATAGATCCGCAAACGGCATCCGCCAAGTCTTTTGAGCCTTTTCGGGGGTGATCAACCTTATCTCTCATAATTTTTAACTGCAAAAGTTCATCAATTAAAAGTGGAATATGAGGACCATTAAGTCTTTCTTCAAGAACAATCATAGCCATGTCGTCGTAGTGTTTTTTAGCAACAGACAAAGTCTCAGTATTAATTCCATATTGCTTGAGTTGCTGCATCATGTCATGAGAATTCCATCGGTCAAATGTGCAAAGCTTTATTTTAAATCCTGCGGTTCTTAACGAAAGAATATAGTCTCTAACTTCTCCAAAATCAACTGACTTGTCTGGAGTTGGTGTCCAATACCTCACCGCATCTACTTCAACTATCGGAGCTGGCTGCGAATAAGTGTCAGTTACTTTTACGTTAACCCACTTGCTTACATGCGACATTGCTACAGCACAATGGTCATGCTTTTGTGCAAGGTCTACGTGAATAAAATACTCTTTGCCTTCGTCTGGGACAAACCAATTTTCTAATCTACCAAACTGATCTATTGCTAAGGCTGTATTCCTAAAAGCTTTCTCTATCTTTTCACGAGATTTAAAAAAAGCATCTACTGCATCCGATGGCATGCAAGCAAATCTGCTGAGAGCGTCTGGCATATTTTTATAAAACTCTACTTTAAAATCTTCTATTTTTTTTGTAGGATTAACTTCCCAAGTTGGCCTTTTTAAAGCATACACCTTTGGTATTTTATAAGAAATTATATGATCTTCTTCCCACTCAACAGTAATTTCGTTTCCTGGCATACCATCTGGAAGACTGTCGTCCATTTTCAATAACTTAGATCTAATAATTGTTTCTTTTTCAGCAATAGCTGAAGAATAAAATTTTTGAATAGGATCATTTTTAAATCTGGGAAAAGATAGTAATATTACTTTTCCATATTCTGGAAAACGAGATACAACAGATCCACGGTACATATCGTATATGGCGTCTGCAGTTTTTGCTTGATCGTGTCCAGTAGTGTTTTCTGTAGCAAATCCCGATATCTCATCAAGAATTACGGCTATTACGTTATAACCCTCAAAGGCCTCACGCTCAGAGTGTCCTGAGTATACGTTAACATTTTTATCAAATCTTACCTCAGAAGCTTTCGGATCATATTTACCCGCAAACCATGGGCTTCTATCTATTCTTGTTTTAAATCCTTTAAAAAATACATTGTTTGCCTGTTGAGCGTTAATAGCAATATTAATAATATCTATTGTATCTCCAGGAGGTTTACCATAATAAGAAGCGGGATCTTTTAGACATAACAATAAATAAACCATATAGGCTACGGATATTGTTGAACAATAATCTTTTCCGCTTCCTTTGCCCAGCTGTGCAATTACCTCATTGCAGGTTTGTTTAAATTGTCTTTTTCCTTCTTCCTCTCCAAACAATTTCATTAAAGTAGACTCTTTATATATAGTAGAGCTTTTTTCTATTAGCGTATATTGATATTCAGATAGTGTGGGAAGCCCTAAATAATCTGGACTAGTTACAAAAGTTTTTAAATCTACAGGTCTTTCTTCAAACTCTTCTCCGTCTAGGATATCAATTAAGTCATTAAAATTAAGATCCACTAACTTCCTCGATAATCTCTATAGGTTCTACTACTCCAGTAATTTGTGATAGTCGTTTTGCTACATCCATCTTGCACTTAGGACAAACAGCAGTTACTTCTTTTAAAATTTTTACAAGAATTTCTTGCTTTCTTTCTGTTTCAGCAATCTGAGATGCAATTTCATTGTTCTCTAATACGCCTATAGATTGAAGCATTCCAATTCTTTTTGCCTCTATGTCTGCAATTAACTTTAATGCGCCAGACTTAATTCCGAGCTGCCCTGTTTGATCTGCATCTTCTACGGTTTTCCATGATTCTTTTATAAGCATGTCGTAATGTTGATCAGCACCAGATATAGCTTCTCTTGCCCTATCTCTTATGTTGCTATCATTATGAACTACTTGCTTCCAGTCGTCAATTAATTCAAGAACTTCTTTTCTTTGAAGTCCCGTTGAGGTGGCAATTTGCGTTGGGCTGTTTCCCTTTAATAACTCTTCGACAACTTTATTCATTCTGTCAAAGCGCTCAGATAATTCTATTTCGCTCATATATACATTATAC